TGCCTGCCAAGTTTTTCTGCTATGTCTTTTTGCGGCATACCAGTTATGTGCATCTCAATGACTTGTCGCTGATGGTCAGTGGTGCAAAACTGTAAATGATGCTCGGTGCTTCTAGGATTCATCGTCTTGTGCCAGAGTCATGTGAGCGAAAACATTCGAAGCCATTTGCAAGCGTCCAATAATGCTCGCAATAGAATCAGGGTCGGTGGAGAATGTTCCGGGCATTTGAAGCTCAAATCCGTCTTGATGCTCGGTTATTATAACTGCTCCGCTAATGTCTCCAGACTCACAAGCCTTTAAAAGTTCACGCAGCGTAGAGCGCACTTCTTCAGCATTACGATCTAAGATTGAGACTTCGCCCATTCCTTGTTTTTCGCCTGATAAACCGACAGAAGCTCTTTAAGCTCGTCGATTGTGTATTTCTTTGGATCGTGCGGCCCCTCTAACCTCTCCACCTCTTCCAAGCCTATTTTGTCAATTAAGTTTGGACGATATTCTACCAAATTTCCACTTTTATAGTTATTGCATACGCTGCATTGCTTATGGGTATTATTTTCATCGAACCTTAGAGCTGCTGAATGCCCGCCTATGCTCATATAGTGCCCAGCGTGGTATTGGCCTTGATGATGCCTCTGACAGCTTATGCAAGGGTCTTTGTGATCTCTCTGGCGTATGAATTTGTTGAACTCGATTTGAACTCTCTTGACCCAATACCCTCGGTCTTTTTCCCTCGCCTTTTTCTTTTCTTGCCTGATCGCCCGCTTGTTTAGCCGAGCTGCCTCCGCTCTTCCAAAGTCCACTAAACACTCGATGTTGTTACAGGTCTTTTGAAAGGTGCTGAATTCGGGGACAAAAGGTTGGAGGCAAATCTTACACTTCTTAGCCATACCGATAACTCTCAATATCTCGGTGACTAAGGATAGATTATTTCTTGGGAATGTCCCAGATCTGCGGATCTGTTAGCTGGAACCCTAACCCGTTAAAATGCCGTTTCACCTCATCCAGAAAAGCTCCATGCTGGGCAATGTTCATTGCTGACGTAACGGGAAAGTCGAACGGTTCAACCATCAATTCTAGCTTTTGCTCGTAAGCCATTGGCCTGATAATTCGGTCGTACTTGGCTCGATACTCGGGGCTATCCCTGCGGAGAATGGGAACCCCAAAATGCAGCTTGCAATAAGCTCGATACTCCCATGCCTTTTGGTCGCCCTGCGCCTCTGCGTCCCTGAACCATTGCCACTGAGTTCTGTTTTGGGCCAGTGATCTAGCCTTTGACGCCTTCTTGATAACTACGTCTATGGGATACTGTAGCTCGACCTGTTGCAGCATCTTCAGCAAGTTATTTTTGTCCTCTCCATCATGCAAAACCATATGAATTTCGGAGGCTGACAACATACCCCCTAAGTTGCCATTACCTAGCGTTTTAATTTCCGCTAGACGTTGTTTTTGGCGATCTACTACCTTCTGTGACGCTTTCCTCATCTGAGCCTCGCAAACATTCGCTTAGTTTCGGCAATCTGATCGTCGGTCACTTCGTAAAGCGACTTTTCGCCGGTTATGCAGACATCATGATGATACTGGGTAAACGTAAAAGATCGACAGACTCGGCAAACCGTGGTGTCTCGGCTTGGTCTATGGGCTGGCTCTAACTTGATCTCCTCCAACATTTCCTTGAACTCACCCAAGGTCGGGGCGAACTTCTTAAACTTCTCGACGACCTGAATTGTTGCTCTGTGGATTAATGCCTGATCGTAGTGCTTCAAGTATGACCACCACATCTTTTTGGTCGAAGCGATATCCTCGTCTGAGGTGTCATTCAAGAATGATGGGTAGTTCAACCGCATAACCCCAAACAACTGATTGATATAGCTCTTATCTAATTCCTCACCAATCTGTGCTGGTTGCGATCTTCGTTGCTGAGTGACGGCGTTGCTGACGATTTTTCTGTTCATAAATTGATTTCCATCCATTGCTATGAGCCTCCTCGACTAATTCCTTAATATCCTCTCCCTGCTTCGCTAACCTCTCCGCTTTGTTGGCAAGAGTCGCCAAAGCGCGAGCCGTGTTTGTGGCCTTCAATCTGCTCCGAGTTTTTATGTATTCCTTAAATAACGGAGTATCTACACCCAGCGCATTCATGCGCTTGAAAACGATTTTTATTTTATCTTTCTCTGTATCTGCTTCTGTATCTGTATCTGTATCTGTATCTTGGGGCGTTACCTTAGCGTTTTGGTGACGTTTTGGTGACGTTTTGGTTTTACTAAGTTTTTGTTTTTCCCGATATTTTCGCTGGCGTTCTTTACTAGAATCTGACTTGTACTGACGCTCTTCCCACTTCAATACGTTCCAGTTTTTATCAATCAATTTAACATCTGTAAGACGCTTTCTAAGCTCATCTAAGGCGGGAAGTTGCAACCCTAGCTTAACGGCTAAAGATCTGTTTATAAACTCTGGGTCTGCGCTATCGAAAAGGCCAGACTGCTTGCAAGCTAGCAAGGCTATAAAGTGCCATCGATCTTCAAATGCAAGTAGCCGCATCTTGTGGTTATCGACGATATTGGTGTATACTCTGAACCAAGGTAAACCATCTGACATAACTGCTCCGTTTTGTTGCTTGTTGCCTTGCTTCCTTCTCCGAAGAAGCCCCTTAGCCCCCTTAATTGGGGGCTTTTTTTACCTCTCCCAAATAGTTTTGGTATTTACCGACTCTATGCGATCAATCTCAAAGTCATCGTTACAATGCACCCAAGTCTCTCGACAGTTTGCCCAGTACCAAACCTTTTGCCTAGAGCAGCCCATAAGCCTAGCAATGTCGCTAAACGATTTGCCAGACTCCTCGCAAAAAAATGTTAATTGCATCTTGTTCATAAATCCCTCCGTTCGTTCGACCAAATTATAAGCACAGATTGATTGTCTCGTAAAGTCTTGACAAGAGTTTTTGTAAAATATATATTGAACAGGCATTAACAAAACGGAGAAGGAAATGCAGTGCGAAATAGAAAAAGATGTAGCTATCCCAGACAAAATGTCTTACGGGCGCAAGAGAAATAATTGGTTGAAAACCATAGAGGTAGGCAGCTCAATAATTGTAGATTTGCCTGAACCACTCATGAGAGCAAAGGAAGTTTCAAGAATTAGGAATTTGATGAGGATTAGAAAAATGGGATCTGTTCAACGCAAAGTATCAAAGACCGCCGTTAGGATTTGGAGGACAGCATGAGCGTCTGGAAAACACTTAGCGCAATTGATGTAAATCAACATACTGAACGAAAAGGGCAATTTACTTATTTAAGTTGGACGTGGGGGTGGGCAACCTTGATGGAGCACTATCCAGAATCGACCTATGAGTTCCTACCCAACGAAATCCACAACGATGAGTCTGTGACTGTTCACTGTAAAGTGACGGTTGAAGGAATAAGCCATACGATGTGGTTAGCTGTCATGGACAACAAGAACAGAGCGATTAAAAACCCATCTGCGACTGATATCGCTAACAACAAGATGCGTTGTTTGGTAAAGGCTTTGGCTATGTTTGGTCTAGGGCATTATATCTATGCTGGCGAAAGTTTGCCCGCTGTCAATTTGTATGAGGAATTGCATTTAGTGGTTGAACAGGGGACGCCACAAGATCTTATAGAGCACTTAGAAAGCATGTCTGAAGATCAGCAATCAGAGGCTTTTAACGGCGCACCAAAGGGCCAAATAACTAAGTTTAAGGAGCAAGTAAGGCAAAAACAAAAACAAGCTCACGATGAGTTAAGCGGAATAGCTAACGCTATGCGTGTATCAATGTCTGAGGAAGATAGGTATGGCATTGATGAAGTTTGGCAAGAATGCACGAAATTGCAAAAGAAGCTAGTTTGGGCAAGGTTCACAGATCAGGAAAAGCATTTGTTTAAAGCAATCATGCAACCGGACACCGCTGGATCTCCAATTGACATAGCAGATTATTCACAAAAGAAAGGAAGGTAAAATGGCAACAATAGGCTTAAATTTTAGTATCGATGTTACGAAGCTCGACAAAGAAAGATTTTATAAAGGTAAAAAAGGAACCTATGCGAAACTGACCGTATTCGTTGACAGCGAACAAAGTCAGTATGGTGATAATGGAGTTATCACTCAGCAATTAACGAAAGAAGAACGAGAGCAAAAGTTAAAACTGCCGATCCTTGGCAATGCAACAATCTTCTATACTAACGATGCTGATAACTTTGCCCAAGAAAAACCGCAGCAAGCGCCCGCGCATCATCAGCCACCAACGGATGACTTTGAAGATGACATCCCCTTTTAAGTCTAGCTGTGCGTTCTGCGGCGTTCCGGTAAGGAGAGACTTTAAGATCTGCTCTAAATGCAGACAAAGAAGAAATCGAAGCCCCCAAGATGCTCCATTGTCGTTAAATGCGAACAAGTGGCTGCAAAAGCCGTGGGGTGATTATTCTAGGAATCGAACCTAGATACGACCGTGAGGGAAGGAGAGGGAGTCGTAGGCCCAGCCATAATCAATTTGGTAGGGCTTGCGAAACCCTTTTATTTATTCCTGTGTACTGAGTTTTTCTTTTCAAAGCTTCTCATTGCTCCTAGCCCAAGCATTCCCATCAAAACGGGCATCATGGTCTCGAGAGGGACAAGAGGTATAACTATGTCTATACCGAATAGAGCCAAAACAAAGTTTGAGAATGGGATGGTAATAAAGTTACCAAACATCCCAAGGCCACATGTCCAGCCAATAAAAGGTCGCCATCCACTAACAAATAACGACCTATGAGCCGCTTCTACCTTGTTGACCTCTAACTGACCCTTAGCAAGCTCCTGAGCGTGATTCTCGGCCATTGTAGCGACTTCATGCGCCAGCCTAGCCTTCTGATCCTTGTCCTCAATGAACTTGTCTAACAGGCCCGATACTGGGCCTATCAAAGCCTGTATCACTCTTTTGCCTTTCCGACGTTAAGCGCGAGCATCTCTAGCACTTTGTAGATCTTAGCAATGACCTTGTCGTCTTTAGGTGTAGGGGTTACTGCACATATCGCACTACAAAGGGCGACTAGGGTTGTCGCTATTTCCAGATACTCCAGCATATTTTTCTCCTATTTCGCAAGCCGTTACTATCTTGCCGTAGTTTAGTTTTTCTGCTGCCGCTTCACATTCCTTTAGGGTGTCAAACTCTATGGTGTCGGGGCTTATCCAGCTCCCGATCATGATGATTAGAATATATTTCATTTACTTCTTTTTTATTTCCTCTATTTCTTTCTCTAAATATTGCAGCCTAATCTCTTGTGCGTGGTTAGTACGAATTGACTCTTGCACTTCTTCGGGCGGTGCCCAGTTGTTTCTAAATTCAGTATTCAGTTCAACGACCTTTTCTAGCGCAGCAATCTGACTGTTCTGAAGTAAATCGTCTGGTAGCGCACCAAGCTCGCCTCTCGGCCATTTGGTGCGAAACTCGCTGTTCATCTCTATGTCTACTTCAAGAATTGTTAGTTGCCTCTCTAAAACCGAGATGCGATTAGTCACTTCTGTATAAGCCAACACCGCTACAACAACGCCAGCAATGATAGCCACCAAGTTGCGAATAGGGATCTCAATGGTCGTATTGTCATTGATCTCTGCCATTATTTGTTCCTGTTGTTGAACAGTTCAAACAATGTCCGAATCTTTTCCTTGATCTGCTCAATATCGCTGTGCATCTTAGCTAGCACTATAACGAGAGTCACAAATCCAAAAGCGATGGGCCAGATAGCACCTAGAGCGTCAAGAGTCTCCATCGCCATCGTCCTTGCGGTCGAAAATACCTCTTACGGTATCGCTTTCCCAGATGCGGATAGATAGCCAGATAATGGTGACTGCTGCCGCTGCTTCAGGAAGCCAGCCCGCAAGGGACGCAACGCCGCCTGTTACAGCGACCGCATCAACTATTGATTTGACTTCCTCTTGCATAGATCACCTAATGTGCTTCGTCCACTTCCTCAAACACAGGCTCTTCGCCCGGAATCGGCTGTTCTGACTGTTGTTGTGCTTGCTGCTGTTGCGCTTGATAGAGGCTAATTTGGGCCTCTAAATCGGCTATTCTAAGGGCTTGACCAGCGTTTTGTTTAGCTAATGAGTCGATTTTAGCCATCTGAACATACTCGTCTGCACTCATTTCCCGCTTTTGCTCACTCATTTTCCTCTCCTTAGTTAAAAATGGCATTCTACCTGATTTTTTAATTTAATTAAATTTAGTTATGCTCCGTTCTAGCTCTCAGGCTAATCATAAAATTCATAGTTGTATCTTTTTCTATAAAAGTGCGATCTTCTGGGCTGTATCCAAGAAGTCGTAAAGCCCATCTAAATCTTATGTCCGCTGTTGAAACCTTGTCGCCATAATTAAAGCGGCCCATAGTTGTTGATATTTGAAAACTTCTTCCATAAGCAGTATTTGCCGCAGTATTGACGAATGACGTAATGCTATTAGTGCCCATTACCGTTTCTCCGAATCCTCCTCCTGTCATGGGAAATATAGACTGGCCTATTGCGGCAGTAGTGGCGGGGTTCTGTTGACCAGTTGCCAAT